TGTAACACTTCCTAAAGTAAATGTTTTTAAGTCGTTATTTTCACTATTGTTAATTAAGTTTACAGGAGGTTCATAATAACCTTGCTGATTAGGTAATCTATCAGTTGTAATTTTTGCAACGATCCTTTGGTCTGCTTCGACTGGTGTTACAAAGTCTAAAAATAATCTTTTGCCTGTTGCTTCATCTTTTCTAGCATTAAATCCTGTTTTATTTTTTAAACATGTGCCACCTATATCAATTGTGATATTAGATCCATTTAACCATATCCCAGGATCTTGTATGCAGGTAATTTCTAAAAAAGGAGTAGTTTGATTAGTATCGTTTATTTGTAAAATACGTTGACGTGATTTTTCTTTTACTAATGACCAACCTGATTCGTATACACTTGTGGTAAGTGATTTATTAATCTTGACTAAACCACTTGCAGTATCTTGCACAATGTTTTTAGTGCCATCTGAATATATAAAACTTTGATCGTCCCAATCAAATTCAAAAACTATGTCACCTATGTTTGAAACGTTTTGATATTGTATTGGAAATCCTAACACACTATCATTTGTGCCTTCACCCTGTTTGTAACTTACTAATTCGTTACCTGAAAATGATAATCCATACTTTGTATCGTTAAAACTTATTCCATCTGCATCGTACAATTGAAATAGTGGTGCTTGGTTAATTGTAGTTTTTTGTTGTCCTTTGATCCAATTTGTACCATCGAAGTACCAACTAGTGCCTTTATTGTTTTTACCACTGTTAACAACTATACCCTGTCCCGCTAAAGGAGTATCTGCCTCCTCTAAATGTAATCTTGATTTGTTGCCATGCGTAATAAATTTTACTGTATATATTTTACCTTTAACTGTTATATCTGGATCAGCATTAAAAGTTACACGCATACCTTCTGCAAGATCAACACCATCTACATAATAACCAATGTGTCCTTCAATGTCGCTGAATACGTCTGTAGTATCTGTGTCTATCACATCTACATTACCTAATCCTTCAGTTGCAAAATTATGTAACTGAATGCCTGGAACAAATTCTAAAATAGGACGTTTCGCTCTAAAATTTTCATCCAACACAACATTAGTATTATTGTACTTTGCAGTAAGTTCTACTATCTCCCTATGGAACCATCTATTATATCTAGTCCAAGGATTTTTATCTATAGCACATCTATTGATAGTTACATATTCTGGATTTTGCGGTGTTGCTTCTGCATCATCATAAGGCTTTGCATCAAATTCATCAACGTCAAATTCGTAATCAAAATTTTGACTGTATCCTTCTGGTGTGTCAAATTCTGATACAGGTAATAATTTAATGCCTGTACCTACACCTTCTACATAGTAATTTTTGTTTTTGTAACTGGTTGGTGTAACATCTCCTGTAAAGTTTACTTTCAATCCGTTTGTAAACTTTACTCCATTTGTACTTGTATATTCTGCTTTGCCTAAAATTTCTGATGTTATATTAATTGCTAATTCTTCTTCAGCATTTTTTATTTCAAAAATACCCTGCATACTTTGATGATTGCCACATGCATAATATAAAACATCTGGTGCACCTTTAGGAACAGTAAACACAACTGTACCATTATCTGTACCATTGTTAGTAATGCCTTCAGAATATGCATCAGTGCTTCCAACAGTTTTTGCTAATTTAATATAAAAAGGATGCCCCGGAGCGTTTACTTCAAATTTGTATGTTGCTCCCCTATATAGTTTAATTACAGGATTGTTACTTGTTCCGTCTGGAGTAAAAACATAGGCGCCTTGTGCATTATTTGTTACTGCAAAAGAACTAATAGTGCCTTCGGCATTTCCTGTAATTGTTACCGGACTTGGACCTTGAGGTAACCAATAGTACTGCCTGTAATTTGCAATTTTATCAAAATCAATATGCGGATTCCAAGCATAATAATTGTTAGAAAACATTCTATCATGATTAGTAGTGTCAGCATTAAAGAAACTTAATTGGTTTATTAAATCATCATATGTTGCTAACCAATCAGTTCTGTCATCAAATTCATCTCTAATTACCAAACTAGGTAATACATTGTAACGTCTTCTGTTTGAAGTTGGTTCAGGAAGATATCTATCTTGAGGCGTAGCACTTTTACTAGCACGACTACCTACAAATCCATTTACACGTTCAAGTTGCCCTTTAGAAATTAAAGGATCTAAGGTTGACCCTAGAAACTTTTTGTTTGCTTCTGTTCTAAAAAATAAAGGAAGTAAATCCGCACTATTTCTATATTTGTCTTTGTTTTGTGCGTTTACTGGAGTATTCTCATTTTCACTGTAAGCCATTAGTAACCACTGCCTCCGCTACCTGATCCACTGCTTGATGAACTACTGCTTGATGAACTTGAACTACTGCTACTGTATCCACTGCTTGTTGAAGTGGTACTGCTTGTAGTTCCTGATGATATAGCAGTGCTAGTTGCCACAGTGCTTGTTGCCACTGTTGCAGTATTAGATGAAGTAACGGAAACTGTGCCTACATTTTCTACACTACTAATAACATTTCCTGATGCTTGTAAGTTAGATGACGTAATACTGTCAATTATTTCTACATTATCTACTGTTGCACTACTAATGAAAATTTCGTCTGCCTTACTTGAAATTTGAAATAATGAACCAAATGCTTGATTGTTGCTTCTTGGTACTATTACTATTTCAGCAAGATTAGGTGCTGTTTGATTATGAATATATGCCGCCAACTCTGTAAAATAAAATGTATCTCCAAAGTCCCAATTATTCACATCAAAAAATTCATTTATTGCTGTTATAACAGAACTTTTTAACTGATTATCACTAATAACACTTTGTGGTGATCTAACAATTTTAAATTGTGCTTGTAAATCTGTATCTGCACTTGCTCCAAAAAGTTCTCTGTATTTTACTGAATGAAATATCATAGTATCACTAATACTTTTTACTTTTTCTAAAGTAGGTTCAAACTGTGATCTTAACTGTTCTGATGTTGGAGCAGTAGGTCTTGGACCTCCGTTTTTTATAAAGGTTCTAAACATTGTGTCATATGCTTCTGTTAGCACATATAAATCAATAATATTTGTTTTGCTTGGATCTAATCTTCTGTTATCTTCAGCATTATGAATATATTGAAACTTGATATTATCTCTACCAGGTCTTGCAAAGTATGTGTTTTCTAAATCAAGTGACCCTGTTGTAGAGTTATAACTTTTAACTATATTTTCTGTAGATGCATAAAAATAAAATAATTGTCCATTAGTGTAATCTGATAGTGCAGGAATACTTGTTTCCTGATCAAAAATTACAAAGTTTGTTGCTGGAACCTTTTTAATTATTGTTTGATTATCTACTACACTAGACTGAAAAAATACAAACTTGTCTCTATATGATCTACCATCTAAACTTTCAGGTGCTACAATATTTTCAAAACTATCAGGATCATCTACCATTCCGTCGTCGTCGGAATCATATAAATTTATTTTTACTTTATTAATATCATCGTATCCGTCTAAATTTCTAATACTACCTGTTATTTCCCAAATGTAATCTTTAGTTAAAATACTAGAAAGCACAGGATCTTCGTTGACTTTTAAAACTTTTATTTGATCTTTAATAACACTTCCTGTTTTAGGATCATATGTTTTACCTCTCGCGTCTATATAAAATTGTACTAAATTTTCACTTTCGAATCTGTAATCTAATCCTCGATGGGTAACTGTATAAGTTTCGCCGTCTGTTTCAAAAAGCACCAACCAACTTTTATCAGACTTGGTTCCTGTTAAGTCACCTTCTCTATCTAAACTAAAAGTGTCTATGGTATTGACATTTGCATTTGTAATAATTTTCCATGTTAGATCGCTTTGATTGTATCTTATACCAAATGTTTTATTGTTAAAAATTAAGTCCACAAGTTCTGTTTCAATATCACTAGGCAAATCAGTTACAATGTTAGGAACAATTTGACTAGGTATTGCTAAAGTAGGAACTTTTTCACTTACAATTATAGGTCCTGTGCCGTCATCTAATGCACCTTTACCACCATTTGAACCGTCACCAACAACATTTTGAATCTTGGTCCAAATATAATCTCTTGTGGTTTTTGTTTTTGTTGTAGTTAATTTTCCATCTGGCAAAAAGTATCTGCCTGCTGGCGGAACAAATTTTACCATTGCATCAGTGGCTATAAATTTAAAGTTATTTCCTGTAAAAGTACCAACTGTAACAGGAGCACCATTTTGATTGTTTCTAAAATATCCATTACTACCAAGGCTTGTTTCAGTTGATTGTACCCAATCTATATCTAAACCAGTTGTTATAATACGTGGAAATTTATCATAATAAAAACTTTTTGTTGAAACGTCTGCAATAATAGGTTCAACTCTATTTCTTAAAATGCCTAATATATCGTTTCTGCTACTAAAAGTAAAACTAAAATCTATTTCGAAATCGTTCTTATATAAAATACCATCGTCTGCAATGATATTTGTAGAAGAATATTTTCCTGTAGGATCTTTAATCTCAAACTGTCTTGATATTCCACTACTTGCTCTATTAACTGCTTTTGATTTTATTAATTGCGGATTAGCAGTAATAGGTAAAGTATTATAGTCTTCTCCAGTAATCATTCTGTTTTGTGAATAAAAAGATTGCGGAGCATTTCGTTTTATGCTTGTGACTGATTCTGTAGCAGTAGCATTTGTTACTGTTGATTGTAAAGAACACTGAATTGTTAAAGTATTTGTTTGTCCTGTTTTACTTGTATAAGAAATATCAATTCCTATATTTTGCATATCTGCAGGACGTATTGCATAAGTTAAACCATTTGAAACTCTATAATATGTTCTGAAACTTCCGTTTGGTAAATCACCAAAACTGCCATCTGGGAAATTTAAACTTACTGCATCTTGGTCTTTTGATATTACTGTATATAATTTTCTATTTTTTGCAACCACACTGTTATAAATTGCATTAGTTCCTAATACACTATCAATTTTGGTCCATTCGTTTACAGGTGTCCCTGCTTGATCTAATTCCCACAACCATACATCATTATTGTTAATATTAGGTGTGTTTAAATTAATTACTTCATTGCTTGAAGGATCATTTATTGAAAAACTACTTTGTAATAATTCACCTTGTTTAAAGTGAAAGAAAAAACCTGTGTTTTCTGAACTATTACCTCTTTTATCATTTCTATATAATACGCCTAGTGTGTTACCAGGAGCGGGTGTTTCTTCTATTATATTTCCATTTACGACATTTGCACTTACAACATTGAAAAGTGTACCTACACCATTTACACTTTTGTTAAAACTGTAAACAGGCACATCAGTATTTGTTGTGTTAATTTTATATTGATCTGTTTGTATTCCTCCAACCACTTGCGAAGCATTTGGTTTACCGTATAAAGTTGAACCTGTAAACACATTGTTGAATACTGTAATAAACTGTTCTAACCAATTTACATTTGCATCATCGTTCCACTGTATAAATCTGTTTCTTAAAGGAGTACCTGTGCTGTCAACAATATTTTCTGTAGTTTGAATTCCTGTTACTTTTAGTACTCCACTTGCTGGTATATTTCTTTTGTTGTTATATCCAACAAGTCTAGCAAGTCTTAAAACACTTTCCTTCTTTTCTGCTGTTTCTATAAAGTTTTCTCTAGCATTAAGATCAACTCTATATGCAAGACTTTGTCCTAAAAATGCAATTACATCTATTAGTGCCAAATATTCACTTGATTCAATATAATCGTTAAAATCTTCTGGATAATTCTTTCTTAGATAGTTGATCATTGTCCTACGTATTGTAGGAAAATCATATGAAGTGAAGTCTGCGTCAGTAAAGGAGCGATAAATTTTGCTCCAATCTTCGTTAACTAAAAGTGAATTTTGTCTATCATAACTTGCCATGCTAATATTTACCTTAAATTATTAACTGCGTACTTTATTTACTGCATTGAGATACCATTTTCACGGTCAAAATTAAACAATATCTTTTCTACTTGGCTGAACTGTGTAAACTCTAATTCAACGGCAAGTTGAATACCAAATTCTTTTTCAATTATATTAATTTCCTGTACCACAATTCTTGGATCACTATCTAGTATTGACCTAACATCTTCTGATATTAAATCCCTAGTTGCCTGTGTTAAAGGTTCATATAGTGTGTTCCAAATAACAGTACCAAAGTCTGCGTTGTATATTTTTTCACCTTTACGAATGTTAAAGTGATTTAAAATGTCTTGTTTTATTAATTCTGTATCGTACAAAGCAAAACTTTTGCTATTTTCATTTATTGTACTAGTACCTTTGTATAGTTGGCTAGCAGGCTGTGATGTTGCATCAGTCCTGTTAGTTTTAATAGTGATTTCTTTATACTGTGCCATAACTCTATTTACCGCTAATAAATCTGTCTGTTGCAGATCCGTCTGTTTGCCCTTTGTCTAGTCCTTCATGTCCTGCCCATGGTTCGTGTTGCGGTATCCTTTTCATAATACTATAAACAGGAGTATCGCTTGAATAGTATCCTTCTTTCCACTCTAAACTGCTGTCATTTACGTCATTTACAAAAACTCCTAATGCCAAAATATTAGTTGGCATATCTGCTTCTGTATCAAAAGGAACTATTTCTGTTGATAATGCTGGAGCAACTACTGGCAAAGCAGGTAAAGGATTTGGTAAATTTAAGTGTACTTGAGTTCCATCGACATATACAGGTTGTGCATTTGCTGTAACATTAATTTTTCCTGTTGTACTGTTAAGCATAATATCTCCAATTGACGACACCTGTAATGAACCTGTTGCTATAGGTCCTTGTGTGTCTATCCTTACATCACCGTGTACAGTTTTCGGAATGACCGGAGGAAGTATTGCCCAATATGGTCCTGGAGCAGGGGGTATTGGTGCACCTCCTACAACTGATGTTGCTTGTAAGGCCTTAAAGAATTGTGTTCCAAAAACAACTGAATTATCTTTTTGATATTGTCTTTGCGGATTGTAATTGTTTTTATTCCAAACTTGATTAGCAATTACATTTGTTTTTAGTTCTATTCCCGTACCAGCACTATATCTTTGTCCAAACTGCGATACTAAATCTAATTCGCCAGTTCTAATTTTTGTGTTACGTTTGTTACTGATATCTAGATCATCTGTGCTGAAACTAGTGCTATTGGCCGCAAGTTTGAAACTTCTAGTTTGCATTTCTAAATCGCCACGTGTTTCAATTTGTCCTCCAAGTTTTCCTAACAGCATTAAATTGTCTGCTTCTATATGTGTTCTATCAACACCTTTTAAATTTAGATGTCTGCCTGCTTCAATGTTTACATCTCTGTCTGCTCTAAAGTTAAAATCAGTTTCTGTGTGAATACTAACACTATCTTTTGCATATACATCAATTTTTCCATCTGCCGTCATTTCAAACCATGCACTTCCTGATTGGTTTCCAATATAAATGATTTCTTGTGAATCATGTAATAATATCTGTGCACCTTTAGATGATCTTATTCTTACTAAATTGTTTTCTCCAACGGAATCCCCATCGTCCATTGTAAATGTATGTCCACCTAATCTAGTGGTTCTCATTTCTACGTTTTCTTTCAAACCATTAATAGTTTGTGGGATAAGTTTTTTTGATTTATCTAACTTGCCAGGTGTGTTAAAACCAAATATACCTGCATTAGTTTCTCTTAGAACATTGCTTGATGTTTGTCCTCTTACAGTGTCAACTAACAATCCTTGTTTTTTTAAGACTTCAGCAAAAGGATGAATAGCACTTTTTATTTTGTGACGCGGCACTGTTCCGTCGTTTGTGCTAGGAATGAATTCTGATCCTGGTAAACCTACCGGACTTGCATATTCATCTAATTTATCTTTATCTGCCGCTGTGTAACTTTGTGAAGAAAAATCTGGAATAGTTCTACCTATACCGTCAGCCATTACAGCACCTATCCAGAAGCCTTCATTCTGACTATTGTTACCCATTACAATTAATCCCCTAGTGCCTATTGCTGGAATAGGTATCATAAAACCATTAGCAGTTCTTGTATCTGCAAAATTTTTAGGATCAGTTGGCAAGTAATTTGAACTTTGATAACTTAGATATGGATAAAGCAAACTTACTGTAATTGAATCTTTATGCGTAGTGGGACCGTCAAGTTTTACAACTTTAAATCTACCACCTCCTATTATTTCAACAACTTCTGCCTGTACTATATTGCTAAACGATTCATTTGAATTATCGCTTCGCTGGCTCGGTTTGTTAGGCAATAAAGTTTTATTTCTTTTTGCAAAAACTCCACTCATGTTAAAATTCCTGTTGTTGTATCTGAAACATTTTTAACTTTTGTTAAACTGGATTGTACTGGTGATGTTACTTTACTAGTTGCTTTACTAATAACATTGTCTACAGGCACACCACCGACGTTGCTTATTTGTGTTACAGCACCCCCGATATCGCTTGGTAAAATACTTGTAGGATTACTTGCTATTGCTGTTGCTTTTGAAATAAAACTTGCTGTATCTCCTGCTAGGCTGGCTATATCACCTGCACCTGCTACTGCATCTTCGGACGATGATTTTTCATTAGAAATATCAACAGCAGGATCTGTTTTTTTTGTAACATCAGGTTTAGAAAACTTACTTAATAAATTAGCAAGTCCTTCTGGACTGCTAGGAATACTAAATCCTGTTGCAGATTGAATAGAACTTAAAGCAAAAGATACAGGATCATTTTTGGCTTGTTCCGCCTGTGCTTTAGCACTTTGTACTTTTGCTACACCGGCATTTATCTCAGCCATAACAGTAGCGCCTTTTGCCGCCGCTTTGGAGGCTGATATCACACCATCACCTGCTGATGTTGTTCCTACTGCTTTTGCTGAAGATACAACAGAAACTCTGTTTGATGCACTCGATGGTATAGTAACCACAGTAGGTTTATTGTGTTCAGACCTTTCTGTTTGGCCTGCTAACTTTGTGAAAACCGGTTCACCTGTTGTAATTGCTATTGTCATTATGTATTCCCCTCGTTTGCTTTTGGATCACCTTTTACGTAATCTGCTTGTTGATTTCGTCTACGTAATATGTGTAAATTTTGTGTAAACACACCTTCAGAAAAACTGTTTTCAATTTTCACTACTTTATATAGACCACTGTATTGGCCAGGCAACAGTCTTTGATTTGAATTACTTAATTGATCTCCTGCACGTAATTCGTCAGCACTTGGTAAATCTGCTGGAAATTTAAAATTAAAAATTATATCAGGTTCACGAGTAAAAGTATTCATTTCTCCTGTATCGGGCACTATTACATCACTGTTTGTAAGTCTAGGCCTGTTGGATATTCCACTACCAATAATATAAACAGGATCTCCTATTATTTGCAACTCAGCACGTATCATTGCTTGTATATCAAATGGTTCATATAGGAAACTTTGTAACGTTTGTGCTATTTGTGTATTATTACCAGTTGAACCAATCCCTGTATAGTCTTGCTTCATAACTGCTTCTGTCATTTGAAAACCCGAGGCTCCTAATTTGTTTGATATACCTTGGTTAAGATAATCTACACTTTGTTCAAACACTGATTTTTTTATTCCTACTGGATTGTCTTCTTTTGTTTCAGCACTTGAATCTGCAACTTGTTTTTCAAAATTTTGTAGTACAAAAGGAACAAAATGAAAATGATTGTATTTGATATCAAATTTTAAAACATCTAAATTTTTGCCTGTGTATATGTAGTTGTATTCTCTTACTGCAAGTTGTTTTAGTCTTTCAGTACTAAAAATAATGTTTGTTCCTGGAAACTGACTGTAATGTATATCATACTCATCTATAACAAAATGATACTCATAAGCAAAATCCATTTTAAAAGTATCAAAGCCAATAATTTTTGTATGAATGCTTACTTTATACCATGGAATATACTCACTTGAAATAATTCTATCTAATTCTGCTTTATCAGAAAAAAGTTTCATGTACTCACTATTTGCTAAAATTACATCAATACATGCTAAAAGATTTTGTCCTTTGTTGAAACTAAAAGCACCCGGACCTTGTCCAACTACATCATAAATTACATTATTATAATTGTCAACTTCACTGCGGTTTTCTTGAATTGCAAGTTTGGCTCTAACCAGATCGCCTGTTTCAATATAGATTGTGCTACTCAACTTTCTTAATTTGTCTAATGACGTAGTAATAGTTGCTAGGTCATCTGGACTAAGAGTTGTTTGAACTGGTACAGGTTCTGCAGTTCCTGTTCCGACATAGTTTGTTTTTGCTTCAACAATGTTTTCTAACTGTTCTCTTTCGTCACTAATTTTAGTGGCTTGTTCATGTTCTATGTCAGCAAATTTTACACCTCCCCTAGGCGTAAAAGGTTTTTTCTCTTTGTAAAAATCTATATCATATGTTTTTAGAAGTGCAACTATACTGGCTTTTTCTGCATCATAGGCCGCTTTGGCTGTGTCAACTACTGATTTGACCTCGTTATACTGGGTTGTGTTAATTTCATTTTCTTGATTCTTTTTTTGAACTTTCTCATCATGACTTTTAATCTTAGTAACATTGTTTGGTTTAAGTGCTCCTAGTTTAACTCCTGAAAATTTATTTGTATACGGTTCAAAATTATATGTTCCTTGATCTTCCCATGCTCCTTGATGATCTCCTTCCCATTGAGAATAAGACAGTTTTCCTATGTCTGACGGAAATGTACCATAATCTGGAGCAAACCACAAACACCATTTGTTTGGAATCATAGGTTCTACACGCATAGAGCCTTTTCCATTGGCTCCACCTAGGCCTGCTTCAGCAAGTTTGAAATCATCTATTTCTCGATCAGCAACAATTTCTTGCACTGACTTTCCTTGTCTTTCAACATTCTCTGTTATTTCTTCTAAACGGTTTTTTTCGTGTATATTTTGTTTCCAAAAAAGATGGCTTAAAACTGATTGTGTTGTTGATTTTTCTGTTGTATTCCCTGCT